AGCGATAGAAGTATTAAAATCGTTAAAAATGGAGTGATTTATGACTGAAACCCCTAATGTTGCCATGTTTGCTGCTACTTTGTTGCATAGCGCAACCAACACGCACTTTTTCCATTGGTCAACCAACTCTTATTCCCAGCACAAAGCATTGGGAAAATATTACGATGAGATAGTTGAGTTAGTAGATGACTATGTAGAAGCCTACATGGGTTGCTACGAACAGATTAAAGAATTCCCAAGTGTCTATCATCAACCTAAAGATGCACTTAAATACATGGAATCATTGAAGAATTTTGTAGATGAAGCCAATGCAGATTTGCCGCAAAAACAAGAATTAATTAACATTGTTGCAGAAATACAACAGTTAATTGATTCAACCTGTTACAAACTCAAATACCTTAAGTAAGGATTCATCATGCCAATGGACAAATCAGGCTCGGCTCAATCAGTCGGTAAGAACTATAAGACAGAAGTTGCCGCAGGAAAGCCAAAGAAACAAGCCTTGGCTATTGCTTTGAATGAAGAGCGTACCCATGCTAAAGGCAAGCGTAAAGCTAAGTTAGAAGAGTCTTACGCTAAATACATTGAAACAAAATGAGTCGCCAAGACCAAATCCGTAGTGCAATGAATAAGCATGATAAGCCTATCCCGCATAAAACTACAGGCTCTGGCAAGACTTATAACCCTACAGATAAGGGTGCAGGCATGACCGCCAAAGGTAGGGCTGAATACAATGCCAAAAATGGCAGCCATTTAAAAGCCCCTCAAAAGAGTGGTAGTAGACATAATAGTTTTTGCGCCAGAATGAAAGGCGTTGTTGCACACGCTAAAGGCCCTGCTGAACGGGCTAAAGCATCATTAAAGAATTGGAATTGCTAATGAAACTTGGACTGTACGCAAATATTCATAAAAAACAGGCTAGGATAGCTGCTGGGTCAGGCGAACATATGAGAAAGCTTGGTAGCAAAGGTGCGCCAACTGCTAAAGATTTTAAAGAATCAGCCAAAACTGCCAAACCCAGCAGAAAAGACATGATTCGCCAAAAAATGAAGGATATGTAATGGAACATATGAATCGCAAATACAAAAAAGAAGATGCAATGCTGCGCCCGCACAAAGAATCCACGCTGGAAAAGCAACAAAGACAGCGCCAAGAACACAATCCTCCATTGGAATTAGACGATAGCAACATTCTTAATAAAAAAGCCAATGAAAGAATGAAGCGTAAAGAAGCGCTATCTAAGGCCATGAACAAATACCACGACCCTGACATCGTAGGCTAAATTCCAAAAGACTATCAAAATTCCAATACCCTATGGAAAATGCAATACCCAAACAAATTCCAAAAGGGTATGAGAATTCCAATACCCTACAAGAATTGTTTTACCCTACTTAGCCATCATTTGCTTAAATTGTAGGCATGCCATCCCAATGAGCTTAGGGGGCTGCTGAGTTCCCGTTTCCCATCGGGTATATGTAACCCTGTGGACACCTAGCAAACTCGCTGCGCCCTCTTGTGTAAGTCCTAAGGATGAGCGCCACCCTTTCAGGTCAAAGACCATAGAAAAATTCCCCGCAAAAAGAGAGGGGGACAAGCCCCCTGTTAGTTAAAAGTTAGTATTCAAGCCCAGCGCAGTCCATCATCATTGATTGGTTAGCTATCATCAGAGTGCGTAGAGACTTCAATGCGCCCCTTACTTGGTACTTGCTAAACTCTTCCTTTTCTACATCTTCAATAATGTATCGAAGGACTGCGAACATTTCGTCAAAATCATCATAAGCCTGATAGAGAGCTGCTGCGTAAATATCTTCCTTGCTTACTTGAGTTGTTTTCTTAGTTGCCATGTTTATTCCCCTTTAATGTAAAAGTCTACTTCCCTGTCAATCAATACTCCATCCCTGGTCAATGGCGTTAAATAGTCATTACTGTCAAACCTGACAAAATAACCAGCTTTCCCCTTAATAACCGAATAGCCATCATTTGACCAATGAACAGGCTGTCCAGCCTCAACTGCTGCTTTAATTTGACTTAGCGTCATTTTTAATCCCCCTATTGAAATTTTGTAAATACTCTAAAACAGGAACTATGTCATTTTTCTGTGTGTTAAAACACTTGGCCAATTCATAATTCCAAGTTTCATAAATTGCTTTACCTGTGGATTTTTCCACTATTACCCATGAACTCATAAAACCCCCTTTAAATAGTTGATTGCGTCTTTTTTACGGAAAAAGAACTTAAATTCAGTAGGCGACAGTCTTATGACATAGTTGCCATAGGATGAGTTAGATTTTTCAATAGTCAGCATAATTCCCCCTTAAAAATAGGCTAAAAAGCCCCTTATATTGCGTTTAAATGATACCCATAGCAGTTAGATAAAATCCTAAGTATCCAGCCGCCAGAATAAACAATGAAATCAACACCGCTTGATAGTTTTTCATAATTAAATCCACTCTTGTCTAAACTTCTTAGATGGAGAGAACCAACTATTTACTTGGTCTACTAATGCAAAGCCCATGTCCATACCACACCCTTTAATCACTAAACCACCATGTTTACCAATGCGTGTGCCAAGTGCTGTAGATACCAAGTAATCTAAATGGATGATTCTTCCAGCGTCTATCATCTTGAGGCTGATTTCTCTTTGCATACCACTAGCACTTACATGCCTAATAACTGTATATATAGTGTCTGTTTGTATGTCTTTTAAGATGTTGCCTAACTCTTGTGCTGCCTCTTCTTTGATTGATTTAGTCATTTAAGTTTCCCCTTTAGTTGACTGTTTAACGGTACTTCTAAGCATGACTGTAGCGCATCACTACAGCTTTGTGTTAACTATTTACGCTTTATTACTTAAATATATGAACTATGTTGTTTTTACAGCAAAACTATGGATTTATGATATATTGCGTCTAAATGAATCAAAGACTTAGCGTTTAATTAAATACTTAATTACTGAAAGCTATAAAGAATGTCTGAAACTACAGCAAAAACATCTGAAGTAATCACCATTAATCAAGATGGTTCAATAGTAAAACCCAAGAAAAGAACACCTCCCAACGCTGGAAAAGGTCGCCCCGTTGGCGCTGTTAATAAACACACTGCTATCGCTAAAGAGGCCATAGCCAAATTCGTAGATAAGAACAGTCCCAGGATGCAACATTGGTTGGAGGAGGTCGCAAGCGGCATTCCTAAGACCGATAAAGAAGGCTGTATAAGATACGATAAGAATGGCGACATTGTGTGGATTGTCCCGCCCAATCCTGAGAAAGCCTTTTTAATGTTGCAGGCCGTTATGGAATATCACCTCCCCAAACTCGCCAGAGTTGAGAGCGTAGGAGATGAGGCAGCCCCTCAGAGAATGGTTATATCCTGGAAGCGCCCAGAGTGAGCGAGGGATTATTAGAGGTAGAGTTAGACTATTATCCCCGCCAAGTCTTTGAGGATTTCCACGATAGGACTGAGAGGTGGAGTGTCATAGTAGCCCATAGGCGGTGCGGTAAGACGGTTCTATGTATCAATGACCTTATCTATAGGGCGCTAATAGAAGATAAAGAGGATGGGCGCTATGCTTATGTCGCTCCCTATATGTCACAAGCCAAGACCATAGCCTTTGACTACTTATTAAAATACTCAAGACCTGTCATGGCTAAGTCTAATCAGGCGGAGCTATGGGTGGAACTAATCAATGGCGCAAGGATTAGGCTATTCGGTGCAGACAATCCAGACGCTTTACGGGGGCTATATCTTGACGGGGTTGTATTGGATGAATACGCTGATATGAAGCCTAGTATCTTTGGAGCAGTCCTGAGACCGTTATTAGCAGACCGTAAGGGCTGGTGTACCTTTATCGGCACTCCTAAGGGGCATAATGCTTTCTGGGAGGTATACAACAATGCCACGCAAGATAAAAGCTGGTATGTCAAAGTCCTACGGGCTAGTCAGACGGGGCTACTAGATAAGGCGGAGCTAGATGACGCAGCCAAGACAATGACCCAAGACCAATATTTACAAGAGTTTGAATGTGACTTTGAGAGCGCTATTCTTGGGGCTTACTACGGCAAAGAAATGCGCCAGCTTACAGATGGGGGGCGTATTACAGAAGTTGAGTATGACCCTTTATTTCCTGTCCATACGGCATGGGACTTGGGGTATTCAGACGATACTGCTATATGGTGGTATCAAGTCGTTCATGGGGAGATTAGATTATTAGACTATCACTCTTCTAACGGGCAACCTGTTGCCTTTTATGCGGGGATTATCCAGGCTAGGGAGGAAGAGAGGGGCTATGTTTACGGGACTCATTGGTTGCCTCATGATGCTAGAGCCAAGACGCTATCTTCTAATCGTTCTGTAATCGAACAGCTAGGCGATAAGATACCCCTAAAAACAATTAAGATAACTCCTAATTTAAAATTGCAAGACGGCATACAGGCTAGTAGGCTTGCCCTTACTCGGGCATGGTTCGACCACAAGTGTACTGATGGCATAGAGTGTCTACGCCAATATCAAAGGGAATACGATGAAGATAAAAAGGTATTCAGAGATAAGCCTCGCCATGATTGGACTTCTCATGGTGCTGATGCTTTTAGGTATTTAGCGATTGTTTGGAAAGACGAAGCAAAAATAGTAGACCCCGAAGCACCTATACGGGGGGTATTTGTCGGGAAAACTGAAGTAAGTCTCAATGAATTATGGAAAGAGACTAAAGTAAAAACAAACAATCGGATATAAAAAAGGTAAAATGGGCAAACATTTCGCCAAATATTCAAACATTAAGGCAACTCATGGCAAACGATAAAGCTACAGTCAATCATACCTACGAAGATTGGTATAAAACTATTATGGGCTATGAGCGCTCATATAAACGATGGGAAGCCAGAGTTGACCGCATTGTAAAAAAATACAAAGATGATTCCCGCTACGACAGAAACCCTAATGCACGATTTAACATCCTCTGGAGCAATGTTCAGACTATTCAGCCAGCTATCTTTGCAAGACTGCCTAGACCTGATGTTAGCCGTAGGTTTAGAGATAATGACCCAATAGGTCGTGTAGCCTCGATGATGCTTGAAAGAGCATTAGAGTTTGAGATTGAACACTATGGTGACTACAAGTCAGCCATGAATAACGCAGTATTAGACCGTCTATTAGGTGGTCGTGGTGTAGCCTGGGTTCGTTACGAACCGCATATTGTTGGCGAAACCGAAGATATGCCTGATGATGGCTTAGAAGTAACGGAGGATAGTGATGAAGCAGAAACTCCTGAAGCTACTGAAACCGAGAATCCAGAACGAATTGAATACGAGTGTTGCCCTGTTGATTATGTCCATTGGCGTGATTTTGGTCATACTATAGCCCGTACATGGGAAGAAGTAACCGCAGTATGGCGCAGAGTCTATATGTCTCGCCCTGCCCTAGTTGAACGCTTTGGCGAAGAATTAGGTTATCAAATCCCATTAGATACTAAGCCAGATGACTTAAAGCAATCTTACAAGTCTGATGACGGTGTATATGAGGCGGTGATATATGAGGTTTGGGACAAAGAAACAGGCAAAGTACTGTGGATTTCTAAGTCATTAGGCAAGATTGTTGACGAAAGAGATGACCCACTAGGATTAGAGAACTTCTGGCCTTGTCCAAAGCCACTCTATGCGACTCTGACTACAGATAGCTTAGAACCAATCCCTGATTACACCATCTACCAAGACCAAGCTAGAGAATTAGATGTTCTGTGTGACAGAATTGATGGCTTGATTAACGCCCTTAAAGTGCGTGGTGTATACGATGCTTCAGCAAGTGAGTTACAGCGCTTGTTCTCTGAAGGCGAAAATAACACCATGATTCCAGTATCTAACTGGATGGCTTTTGCTGAAAAGCAAGGCATGAAAGGTGCTATTGATTTAGTCGACTTAACCCCATTTGCAAGCGCATTGATGTCTTGCTATCAAGCAATGGAGCAGGTTAAAGGTCAAATCTATGAATTAATGGGTATTGCTGACATTCAGCGTGGTCAAACTGACCCAAGTGAGACTCTTGGTGCGCAAATTATTAAGTCAAACAACGCTGCTGGTCGATTAAAGACCCAACAACACGCAGTCGTAGACTTTGCTACCTCGCTTTTAAGCATTAAAGCGCAGATTATTTGCAATCACTTTACTGATGAGACGCTTGTTAAGATTTCTGGCGCAATGCAACTGTCTGAACAAGACAAACAGTACATTCCGCAAGCTATTGCCCTGTTGAGAGACGAAGCAAGCAAGAATTTCCGCATTGAAGTCACCTCTGACTCAATGATTTACCAAGATGAACAGCAAGAAAAAGCTGATAGAACCGCATTTATGGCGGCTGTTGGTCAATTTATTTCTATGGCGCTTCCAACTGCTCAAGCTGCACCTGAAATGACCCCTATGTTGCTAGAAATGCTCAAATTTGGTGTAACAGCCTTTAAAGCAGGCAAGCAATTAGAGGGAATTATTGACCAAACTGCTGATGATTTGAAGAAACAGTACGAAGCTACCAAAGGTCAGCCTAAGCCGCCTCCTGTTGAGATTCAAAAAGCCCAAATGGATGCACAAGGCAAGATGCAACAGCTTCAAATGACTGCTCAACTTGAGCAAGCTAAGTTACAAGGTCAAATGGAGCTAGAAAAAGCCAAACAAGAATACCAGGCACAAGAAAACCAGCTTAAATTCCAATTAGAAGCCCAACGCAATCAAGCTGACATGGATATGCAGGCAAGAGTAGCCCAGATGAAGATGATGACTGAGAGAAACACTCAAGTATTGTTAGCCCACATCAACAATGGCGCAAAAATTGAAACTGCCCGTATTTCTGCCGGTGAATCCGATGGCGAACAAGCCTACATGACTGAAGAGTCAATGGCACACGCTATGGAACACCCAATGCAACCTATTGCTAATGCTATTGGTCAAGGAAATCAGCAAATGGCACAAGCAATTAGCGCTTTAGTAGAAACTATTAATGCCCAACATAATCGCCCTAAAACGGTGGTTAGGGGTGCTGACGGCAAAATCATCGGAGTCCAATAATGGCTATTACAGTCAAACATACTAAGGTTTCAACGATACCTGACGGGGATGACACATCCGTAGTCCGCCCAAGTGATTGGAATGCTGACCATCAATTAGTCGGTACTGTACCTGTAGCTAATGGCGGTACAGGTGCGGCTACTGCTAATGCTGGTTTTAATGCTCTTGCACCTAGTCAAACAGGCAATAGTGGTAAATACCTGACTACTGACGGAACAGACACTTCTTGGGCTACAAACCCA